CTAGTCGATCTCCCTCAGCAACTCGACGACGAGCGCCATTCGCCCGTCGTCCTCGTCCGGCTGAACCCCGAGGATCCGCACCGGGCCATCCCAGCCGCGGATGAACGCGCCCGGAGCGTCGACCCGGAGGACGTCGCCGGGTGTGATGTGGCGCCAGTCCGCGGTCTGGATCGAGTCGAGACGGAGCGATCGCTCGGGGACCGGGATCCGGTCGATGATCGAGTCGGCGGTCTGCACGGTGATGTCCTCGCTCCGCAGCTCGTCGCGCAGCACGGCCACCTCGCGCCGTGTCACCGGGGACTGCGTGATCACCTCGGAGAACCGAGCGAAGCCGTGCGCCGAGATCGCCGAATCGCGCCGCCGGCGTCCGTCCGTTCCGACGGTGTCCGAGGACGTCGCCGGTCCGACCGGCACGAGCTGGGTCACGAACCCGCCGCCCTCCTGGCGAACGACGGTGTGCCTCGTGCGTTCGGTGAACGACTGCGTCAGGCTCACCTGACCAGCGATGACGGTGAGCGCGAAGAGGTTCGCCAGCGCGTCCTCGATCGACTCGGTCCATTCGACGTTGAACCCGTCCCGGAGCACCGGTCCGACACGGAAGCGATCGGCGCCGCGTGATCGCGCGACGCGCATCACGGCGCTGATGTTCGACGGCGACGCGAAGAACTCGAGCCACCACTCGACGCCGCCGGCGTCTGCGATCCGGTCGAGCGCCGTCGCGGCCTTGGTCTGGGAGAACTTGAGGCCCGACGCGAGGCGGCCGTGGTTGGCGACCGCCCCCATGGCGATGCCGGTGTTGTTGCGACGGTTAGTCGTCTCGAGCGCGCGGCGGATCTCGTCGCCGGCGTTGAGGCTGGTCTCGTAGTCGGTCGGCAAGACCCGATCCTCGAGGATCCCGCCGAACCCCTTCGCCTGGAGCGAGACCGATCCACGGTCCCGGTTGACGAGTCGGCGCTGGATCGCGCCGACCCAGGGGTACGGGTAGAGCGACGATTCGATCACGAGCACGCGGCCGCGCAGCGGCTCGCTCTCGTCGATCAGCGGGTCGTTGAGGGCAACCTCGAGCGACCCGAGTCCCGGCCCGCCCAGCTCATAGGATCGCGCGACGTCGAACGCGGTGACGAAGCGGCCGATCCGGCGGAACGCCCCGTCGTGGACATGCACGATTGCAAGCGGCGCGGGCACCTGGCCGGCAACTGCAGGGCCGAGCACCAGCTCGAGGTTGGCGGCGACCGAGCCGACGCCGCTGACCGACGCCGCGAGTTCGTGCGTCTCGCTCACGGTGAGATCGGCGGTCACGGTGCCGGCGCCGGAAACAGCGGCCGCCAGCTCGTGCGTGGTCTCGACCGTGAGGTCCGCGGTCGCGGAGCCGGCGCCGGAAATCGATGCCGCCAGCTCATGTGTAGTGTTGGCGGCGATCTCGACGTCGTTCGCATCGTTGACCAACAGCAGCAAGTCGTCGTCATCGAAGACGACGGGCTGCACCCGGCCCCCAACCGCAGCGGGAATCACACAGCCAGCGAGCATCCGGTAGTCGTCCGCGGTGGCCGCGTAGGCACCGACCTCGCTCCCCCACGAGATCGTCCCGAGCGCCGACTTCTTCCAGTACACGTCAACCGAGCTGCCAAGGGTGCCCCGGCAATAGACGGCGTAGACCTCCTCGTTGACGAAGTCGAGGACCAGCTCCAGCACGCCCGTCGTCGCGTCATCGGTGACGACGTCGCCCTGACCCGTGACAGACGGAGTGTTCGCCGCGTTCCCGTCCCACGTGATCGTCCAGCAGTTGATGTCGTTGCCGGCGACGCCGCGGTTGGAATTGCTGATCAGGATCGCGCGGTCGTTGACGTGGTCGAACTCAATCGACCAGAGGCTGCGACCGCGGATCCCCTGGCCGCTCATCACCGTGGAGAAGATCTGCGTCTGACTGCTCCAGGCGTCGCCTGAGACGTCGTACCCGGTGACGCGAAACCGGTTCCCCGACTCGTCGATCAGCGCGCAGAGGAAGTCAGCGCCCCCGTTGATCGCGCACATCACCAGCTGGTCAAAGGAGGCACCGCCGCCCCAGGGGTCGGTCGCCTCACCGCCGACGACCGTGTTCGTAGCCGCGCTGCGATCGAAAAGGGTCGCCTCGACTCGCCGCGGGAAGCCCGACTCCTGCGTGCGATAGGCGAACAGCACATCGCCGTCCTCGTTCGCCGCGGCGTCCCCCGCAGACACCGCGCTCGAACCGTTCACCGTTCCCACCGGCCATCCGGTCGCCATACCGGTGATCGAGCCCCAGGTCTCGGAGCCGACGTCGAAGACGACTCGTTGCGCCTCGTCGACGGTCGCATCGATGTAGCAGACGTGGATCTTGTCGGCGTCGTTCGGGGTGTCGAGCTTCGCTTCGATCGCGTACCCCTGCGACCGCGGGTCGGCGGCGGGCGCACCGGCCGCGTCGACCTCGGACCACGAGTGTCCGCGGTCTGTGGTCTTGAGGGCGACGAAGGTCGATCCGTCGTGGCTGATCACGTAGCCGGTCGTCTCGCTCACCCAGACGACGTCCGAGATCTGCCCCCGATGGTCGGTGACGCCGGTCACGGCGCTGAGGACCGTGACGTCGGCCACGGCCTAGACCCAGTCCACCGTCGTGGTCGGGTAGCGCTCGATGAACTGCGCGACCGTCATCCACCGGTTCTCGACCGCGAACAGCTCGCGATCGCGAAGGGCGCCAGGGAGCAGCAGGTGCACGTCGCTCCACTCGACCCACTCGCCGTGCGAGATCCGCGCGAGGCCACCGTGGATCGGCTTCGTGAGGTCGGTCTTCGTGGCGTCGATCAGGTAGCGGGCGACCCGCGTCCCGTCGGACGTCATGCGGCCCTGGCCCCTGATCGCAGACGGCGCGCGCTTCCCACCGCGAGTCTGGTTGTCGTCCCATTCGGTGAACGCCCACTCGCTCCCGAGGTCGAGGTTGATCAGGCCGTCCTCGGCGTCGATCGCGCCGGCGTGAGCGTTCAGGTGCGCCCACTGGATGTGCGACGGGTTACGCGTGACGGTCCAGGACGGGTCGTAGAAGCCCTGGCGCGCGTTCAGCCTGCCGCCTGAGTCGAACCGGCCGAACCACCACTGGTTCTGCTTCCAGCGCATCGACCAGTCGTGCGTGCAGTGACGGAACCGGACCGGCGCCTCGTGCGCGAGGTCGTACCAGCCCAAGATCTCGATGTGCGCACCGCCGCCGAACAGGCAGTCCTCGAACAGGTCGAAGCGCTGGCCGACGTCGAGCCAGAGCGTGCCGTGGAACTCACAGCGGCGGGCGACCGAGCCGTCGCCGCGACCGCCGAGCTTCACGGCGCCGTGGTGGTGATCGTTGAACTCTCGGTGCGCCTCGAGGAAGCGGAACCGCGAGTCCTCGAGGAGCGCGCCGTCGGCGTTGCCGGACAGGCCGACCTGGCGGCCGGCGACGTCGACGCCGAGGACCCGAGCGCGTCCGGCGATCTCGATGCCGTGCTCATCGCCGTCGGCGACGCGCAGATTGACGTGCTCGAGGTCAGGCGAGCGGTTCGCGTCGATCACCGCGATGTGTTCGATGTTCTGAGGCGTCCCGCCGAACGTCTGGTCGGTCTCGATCCCGACGAGCGCGGCACCCGGCGTGTCGTGCACGTAGAGCGCAACCTGTAGACGAGGATCGCCATTCGTGATGCGGAGGTTCGCGAGCACTTTCCCTCGGGTCTCGTCGAACGCCCAGCGCGGCAGTTCGTCGCGGCGAACGAGGCGGCCGCCGAGGTCGAGTCCCTTCGGCGCCGCACGGAGCGCGGCCTCGATCGACGTGCCGCCGGAGTAGGGCGTGAGCCCCTCGAGCCATGGCGCCGGGTCCACCGGCCGCGGTCCCTCCCGCCGGCCGTGAGAGGCATCAGGCGGCGTCTCGTCCCCGCCATCCGGAGGAGCGGGGTGTTCGTGGTGCGATCGCTGCTCGACCTCCGCCAGGCGCCGCTCAACGGCGCTGAGGCTCTCCCCGCTGGCGTCCGCGAGCGCCTCAACTCTTTCGGCAACGTGCGCCTCGATCGCGGCACCGGCCGGCCCTAAGAGCTGCTCGACCTGCCCCATCAGTTCCCCCTCGTCGCAGCGCGCGCGCGCCGGGCGTCAGCTTTTGATTTCTTGGCGGCCTGCGCCGCACGGTGCTTCGCGCGGTCCGCCAGGCCGTCGGTGTAGTTCTTGACGATCCACTCGTCTGGCCAGGCCACGAGCCAGGTCAGCTCCTGTAAGTCGCGCACGCGGCGCTCCCAGAGCCGCACGGCGCCGAGCGTCTCGTCGCTCTCGTCCGACCCGTAGGCGGCACGGGCCGCCTCGAGCTGCTCGAGGACCCAGGCCCCGGTGACGGTGAATGCGTCGAGCCCGGCCCCCTTGAGTTCATCGATCAGCGTCTTCTGGCGATGGCAGAGGACGTCGCGCTGCTCCCACTGCTCCGGGGTGAGGAACGGCGAGATCTCCGCGCCCCCGCGCATCAGCATGAAGATGAAGCCCGCCCACTCGTGACGGACGCCGAGGCGGTCGACGTGGCCAGCGTTCTCGCGGTACCAGCCGTGCGGCGCGCGGGTCCAGCGGATCCGTCCGTTCGGGACCACCAGACGGCCGGCGGCATCGGGCGTCGCCCCCCACTCGAGCAGGACAGACTCAGCGGTGTGTGGCATCAGGGCCTCCTAGGCGATGTCGTGGTCGAGGGCGCCGACCGCGAACCGATAGTCGTCGCCGTTGTTGACCGTCCGGCTCGCGGTGAGACTCGAGTAGCCGTAGAGATTGGCGCCGTGGAACAGGCCGACGGCGACGATCGTCCCGAGGTTGGCGGTCGCGGTCGGGAAGGTGATCAGCGCGACGTTGTCCGTCGATCCGCCGCTCCCGCTCCAGCCGGTCGAGGTGTTCACGTTCTGCGCGAGGTAGCTACCGCCGGTGACCTTCGTCCCGCCGCCGGCGTCGGTCGGCGCCACCGTGTAGAGGTCAACCGCGATGTTCGCCGGCGGCGTGACGATCGCGGTGTTCCGGAAGAAGTGATCGACGATCTCGGTCTCGGCCCAATCGGTGAGTTCGGCCATCAGGCACTCCTCGTCTTCCGTCGTTGATCCACCAACCAGGCGAGCGCGTCGCGCTCGTCGGCGTTCAATTCCTCTTGCAGGGGGATCTCGCGATCGCGACGCCGCCCGCGCCCCGGCAGCCGTCCGCGGCTGAGGCCGCGGACGAGCCGCTCGAAGCGGCCGACGAAGGACTCGTACGCCTCCCGATCGGCGTCGACCGTGTTCTCGAGGTCTTCGATGCGCGACACGGCAGCTCGCCCGCGGCGCCGCGCCGCCACTTCCTGCCGCTCGAGTTCGGTGACGCGTTCTGCGAGGGTCGCCATCACTCCCACCGCCCGAAGTGGTCGACGTCGATCACGACCTGGTCGAGGTTCGTCTCGGTGTGGCGAAGGGTGTTCACACCGGGAAAGAAGGTCATCCAGTCTTCGTCGTCGGTCGCGGTCAGCCCGTAGTCGGCCGGCTCGTCGGCGGTGATGTTCGTCACGCGTTGGTTGCCGAGGTCGATCTCGATGTCGTCGTTCAGGGCGGCGAGGATCGCGAGCGTGAGCGCCTGCCCGGTGGTGTCCGAGCTGAGCGTCCCGTCGTGCCAGTACGCGTCGGCACGGGCGAGCTGGTTGATGTAGGGCACCTTGGCGGCATCGAGCGTCGCCGTGACGGCGTCGAACGTGACCTGCTCGCCGTTCTCTGCCACGGCGAAGGGGCCGAAGATGACGCCATCGACGCCCAACACTCGGAACCGCATCACCTCGCCGGGCACCAGCACGCCGCTGTCGAGCGCAAGACCGTCGTAGACCTGGCGGTATGTACGGGGGTTCTGTGTGAACCCCGCGATCGGCATACGCAGGTTGATCCAGTACTTCGATCCCGCCTGCAGCTCGACCGCGGTCGCCCACGTGAAGACGGCCTCGTAGTCTCCGCCGAGCGCGGGGATCGCGAACGACGCCTCCGCGGTCATCGCTACGCCTGGCGCGTCGGCGCCGTCGTCGGTGTAGAGGGTCGCCTGGACGCTGGACGCGTTCCCGGTCGCGTTCTGGATCCGAACGATCACGCCGGCACAGAGGAAGGCGTCCGGTGAGGTGAATTGCTGCGCCGTGTCGTCGTATGGCCCGGTCGCCGGCAGCGGGATCGAACTCTGGATCGCACCCTCGGGATTCTTCACCATCACCTGAGAGCGCACGTAGAACTCGACCTCGAAGATCGGCTCGGCCGGCTCGGCTATGTTCAGGGTGCTCGTGGTCACCGGGCCGCCCTCGCTCGACAGCTCCTCCTCGTTGCCGTCGTTGTCGCGGCCGAGCACCTTGAGCGCGAGCGTGTCGGCGATCACGCGGGCGGTCACGCTGAGCGCGTTCCCCCCGCCTCCGTTCGCGAGCCCAGACGGAAAGGTCTTCCGCAGCGTGTTGAACGCGGGCTTGCCCGCCTCGGCGCCGTCCTCCTGGTACTCGAATGCGACGGTCCCGAGCGGCTCGCCGGACGGGAGCAGGATCCGCCCGGCCTGGGCGTCGCGAGCGGTGACCAGGTCACGCGTCCAGTGCGCCGACCGAGGGTCGGTCTCGTGCATGAAGTCGGACCACACCCACGAAGTGTTCGTCGAGTTGACGAGGTCGATCAGCGGCTCGAGTTCGTCGCGCGCTTCTGGCGCGGCCGCGCCGGTGTAGCCATACATCACCTGGACCCGACGCTCGGCGAAGTAGCCGACAGCGCCGGCGCTGTGACTGGCGGAGGTCGTTCCGCGAGCACCGCGGGTGATGCCCGTCACCGAGGACCCGTTGTCGCCCTTGCCCGTGTACTTGATCAGCTCGTCGCCGTAGAGGAGGTGCCCGGACTGCTGCAGCGCGTCGGCTTCGTTCGACTCGAGGTTCAGCGTGCCGCCGTTCGCCGGCACACCGGCTGTGACCGCATCGGACAGCTTCGCCTCGACCGCGGCGGACAGCACCGCATTGATCCAGATCTTCGCGTTCGCGGTGTCGAGCCCCTCCGCCCAGTGAGGAACGATCACCCCGTCGACCAGCACGCGAATGTCGTTCCCGTTCGCCAGCGAGCGCTCGGCGAGGACCTCGGCAGCGTGGTCCCACGCAGCCTCAACGACGTCGACGGGCTCGAAGTACGGACGGTCGACCCGGTTCGCGAAGATGATCTCGGTGAAGTAACGCCAGTCCTCGGAGCCCTCTTTGAGGTTGCTCCCGCGGACCCGGACGACCGCCTTTCGCTCGGGCGCGTTGCCCATGTTCGTGACCGGGAACGTGTCGCCCGACGTGTTGATCGTGGCGACCTCGAGGTTGACCGTCTCCTCGCGCCAGAGGGCATCCGGAACCGAGAGCACGGCGGTGAAGAGCTGCGGGCTCTGATCGCGAGGAATGGCGTTGATCACCGTGCCGTCGAGCACCCGCGTGGTGCCGCCGTAGTCGACCTTCAGCTCCCCCGTCGTCCCGACTGAGAACGTCTGCATCAGCAGCTCGATCTGGTCCTCGAGCGTTCCTGATTTGATGAGGACGTGCACGGGCACGACCCGCTCCCCTGGTTGCGTCCGCACATGGACGGGGAGGCGGCCGGCCGGCTCGACAGTGATCGCGGTGCCCCGGCGATCCTCGGCCCGGCCCTGGCGCGAGAAGTGCCCGAACAGTCCTCCACTGTTCAGCGCGACACCGTCGAACGAGAGGACGATCGGGCCGCTCATGTGAGCAGCTCCGCGGGATCAGCCTCGGACGCCATGTCCTTGGTGTTTCGCTGATCGACTGGCCCGTAGAAGTTCTGTGTCAGCGCCGCCGTCGGCTGGAACTGTGGGTCGTCCGGGTTCAGCGCCGCAAGGTCCGCGGCAGCCGCAGCGGCTAGGGCACCCTGCTCGGCGAGCGCCGCCCCGATATTTCTGACGTCGATCCCGGCGTTCGCGCCCTGCTGAGCCGCCCGGGCGAGGGCATGTGCGTTGGAGACTGCGCGGCTATGCAGCTCCGCGGCCCGCGCCCGCTCCGCCTCGATCGCGATTCGCGTCGCCTCCTCGAGCTCCTTCATCCGTTCGGCGAGGAGTTCGGCCTCGTCCGCCACGTCGGACGTCTTGCTGCCGAACTCCTCAACGGCGTCGCCCGCCTGCTCAGTCGGCGGGAGCAGGTTGCGCAGCAACTCCTCCGCCAAGGCCTCGGCCTGGCTCTCCTGTTGCACGACTGGCCGCAGCTGATCGAGGGCGGCGTCGAACGCCTGGTCGAACTCTGTGGGATCGAGGTTCTGTTGCAGCAGGTTCATCGCGAGGAAGGACGCCATTGCGGCCGAGCTCAGTTCGCGAAGTGCGGCCGCCTGCTCGCGCGCCGCGTCGGCGGCCGCCCGCATCGCCGCCTCTTGCTCGGCCTGCGCTGCTGCGGCCTCTTCCGCTGACTCGTTCTGGAGCCGCTGGACTGCGCGGAGATCGTCGAGATTGCGAGACCAGTGGGCGATCTCGTCGGCGAGCTTCTGATACTCGGCCCGCTCCCGCTGGGCTGCTTGAGTGTTCCGCGCGCTCGCATGTGGAATCGCGCCCATCGCCTCGACCTGAGCCTCGAGATCCTCGATGTGCCGCTCGACGTCATCGATGCTCTGCCTCGTCGCATCGGAGGCCATCTCCGCCGCGTTAAGACGGATGCGCGAGGCGCGCTCTTCCTGCTCGGCTGCATCCGCCGCCGCCTGCCGGTACCGGTTATAGAGACCGATGCCGATCAGCAGGCTCGCCGCGAGCGCCGCCAGTCCGACCGGGCTGGTGACGACCGCCAGGCTGAACGCGCGTACGCCGGCCGCCGCCGTGCGGGCGGCTGGGCCGACCTTCATGAGCCCGAGGGCGAGAACGGGAACGACGGTACTCAACCCGCCGAGCGCGACCACCGCCGATTGCACCGGCCCCGGAAGCGCCGAGAACCCGGTCGTGAGACCAGTCAGCGCGTCGATGCCGACCGTGAGCGCCGGTACCACCGCTCCGGCGAACTCCTGCCCGAATGCCTGTCCGCTCGCCTGCAATCGCGTGATGGCGTCGTTGAACTCGGCGGCCTTGTCCGCGGCCTCCTGGTCGAACACGATCCCGAGGTCGCGCGCCTCCTCGCGCATCGCGGCGAGGCCTTCGGCACCCTGCGCGAGCATCGGGAGGAGCGCCGTCCCCGAGCGCCCGAATACGATCTGCGCGAGTGCCGCCTTGCGGCTATCGTCCTCGACGTTCGCGAGCGCCCCAGCTATGCGGTTGAACTGTTCCTCGGGGCTGAGCCGCTGCAACTCCTCCGCCGTAAGGCCCAACTCCTCGAGCGATCGTTCCGCCTCCGCAAGGCCGGAGGACGCGTCGAAGACTGTGCGCTGCATCCTCCGAACACCGGTCTCGAAGCCAGCGAGGGACGATCCGGAGAGGTCAGCGGCGTGCCGCAACTCGGACAGGGCCTCGGTTGAGAAGCCGGTCCGCAGCGCCATCTTCTGGACTTCGTCTCCAGCCTTGGCGAAGCTGCGGATGCTGAGCGTGGCTGCGCCGGCGATCAGCGAGAAGCCGGCCGCGCCGACGCCGATCGCCACAGCCGAGCGCTTCCCGAATCGCTTCGCGTCGCCCTCGGCCTTGTCGAGGCCCTTTCGATAGCCCCGAGCATCGGTGCTGAGCTTGAGGACCGCCGAACCGAGCGACGCCCCCCCAAAGCCGCCGAGGAACGAGCTCACCACCGTGAGCCGCCCGTCAGGCTATGATTCGCGGAATGGACGTTTTGAACGTGGCGACCGTGGCCTACTTCATCAGCCTCGGCATCAGCGCCGCCGCGATCGTTGCCTCCGGCGCGTTGGCGCTCGAGTTGATCGGCACTAAGGACCTGAGACAGAAGAGCGCCGGGGCGGGACTGCTCCTCGGGATCGGGCTCGTCGTCATGCTCGGAGCGTGGATAGGCGTGCAGTTGAACCTCGCCCACGAGGCACGCGACCTCGCCGACTCGCTCGGCGGATTCGGCTAGTCGTCGCCAGACACCACGCCGATCCCCATCGCCGACAGCTCCTCGCGCGACGCCTCCTGTCGAGGTGCAGAACCGCGGTTCGCTACCCGCTCCCACTCGCGCAGCCGACGTTGCGCCTGATGCGGCTTCATCCAGCCACCGCCGACCTGCAGCTCCGAGACACGCCGTAGCGACTCCTCGGCTAGCAACGCCGGCAGACGCTCGAGGAACGCCCGGACGAGCCGGATCGGAGTGTCGGTCAGCCACGCTTCCGGCTCCGCGCGCGGGAAGTGCCGCTGGAGTCGGGCGACGACGTCGCCGAGATCGATGCCTGGTTCAGCTGCGCGATCGTCAGTAGCGGCCCCCACTTCCTCGGGTCGCTCTGGATCGCTTTGCCTAAAAAACGCGTAGCCAGCGCCTGGTGTTGAGAGGCGTCCTTCATCTGCGCGAGCAGCTCAGACGCCGATGGCAGGACGAGCTGGGCGAGCTGGAGGTTGACCAGCTCGTACTCGACGATCTCCGCCTGCGTCGCTGTGTCCAGCGCCTCCAGTTCCTGCGTGCGGATCCAGAGCCGGCGGAAATCGATAACACCTTGCAGCGTTAGATCGCCCGGCAACCGGAGCTCGTGCGGCTGATCGTCGACGGTGACGATCTCTCGCCGGAGGTCGGTGGACAGCGAAAGGAGGGGCGGGCTAGCCACGGTCCACCGCCTCGGTGACGACACGGATCCCATTCGCGTCGAGCCAGGCGTTCAGCTCTCGCTCGGCGCGGGCGTCGGCCAGGGCCGCTCGCCTGTACGCCTTCTCCGCCTGGCGGTTCGCCCGCCGGCTCTCGCGCAACGATTCGATGAGTTCACTCGGGGGCGCTGCCTGCATCGGCACTGCCCTCCCTTCGTCTGCTGTGCGGCCCCGCCTAGGACGCGACCTCGTCCTCGATGCGGCGCGTGCCGAAGTCCGATGTCGGGTCCTGGATCACCTGGAACGAGAACCCCACCATCACGAGGGCGTTCTTGACGTAGGCCTCCTCGATGTTCCCGACCTGTGCGCAGCGCGGGATCTCGTATTGCATCGCGCCCGCGGCCAGCGCTGACGACCCCGGATCCTTCTTCAGCAGCAATGCCTGTTCGTTGACCGTCAGGCCGCGCATGATCGGCTGGTGGAGGTTCCCCGCCGTGCCCACGCCGGCCGCCGTGTCAGTGACGCGCGACGCGTCGCCGTCGAGGGCGTAGGCGATCATCGTCGCGGTGGCGTCCTGCAGATCGAACTCGACGAAGACATCCTCCGCCGGGCGCAGGATCGCGATCGGACCGGTCCCGCCCAGGCCCCGAATCGCCTCGCTCTCCTGCTCCGAGCGGACGCGCACGCCGTCCTCGGCGATGTCCTTGGAGCCCGCCGTGCCGAGCTTCACCCAATTCCCGGCCGGCGCGTCCGCGAGATCGGGAAACGCCTCCCCGACGGGAGCTACCCAGACCTCGAGCGGCCCGCTGATGTGCTGGATCGCCATGCCCTACTCCTTCGGCTGCTTCGACTTCAGCGGCCTCATCGGCCGGAACTGCCGGCCTCGATGCCCTTTGATCTGCTCGTAGCGCTCCTCGGAGATCTCGAAGACCTCGCCGCGCTCGATCCGTTGGCCGTCGATCTCGATCGCCCCATGAGGGCCCAGGTACTTGACCCGCTTCATGCGACAGCAACCTCCGATGCGAGCACCAAGTAGGTGGTGAGGTGATAGGGCGCGTCACCCAGCTCGCGATCGCGCGCCTCGAGCGGCCCCGATTCGATCGTCGCGTCGTGCAGCAGCGCCTCGCCGCTGACGGTCCGCCGATCCATGTGCTTGAACGCGGCGCGCACCGCGCGCTCCACGCGCGCCGCCTCGAACTCGGTCTCGCCGTAGCACCAGGCGTCGACGCGGCGGAGCGAGATCTCGACGCGGCCGCGGTCGCCGGGCCCCGGCACGGGCTTCAGCACGACCGCCTTCCGCGGCATCGCCTCGACGTCGGTCCCCTGAAGCATCCGCGTCTTCACCCAGGCCGCGTCGCCGAGCAACGCCACCAGGTCGGTGTCCGCCTGCAGGAACGCCTGCACCGCGGTGATCGGGTCCGGAGGCACGGTCATCGGATCCGCCCCGCCCGCTTCTTGAACGCCTGGCCGGTCCGGCCGACAGTGCGGGGGAACTCGCGATCCTTCGCCCGCGTGAACATGTGCACGCCGGGCGCGCCGTTTGCGCCCTTCTCGACGGGCATCGTGTGTGCGGCCGCCGACGTCACCACGCCCTCGGCGCGGCCCGTCATGGCGAAGCCGATTCCGTCCTGGAGCTCGCCGGTCGCTCGGGGCGCGTTCGCGCGCGCCGCGTCAGCCGTCGCCTCGAGCGTCTCCCAGACCGCCTCATGGGCGGCATCGTCCCCGGCGCGTTTGAACGCCCTGCCGTTCCAGTCGAGCTTGAAATCGCCGCTCATGCCGACGCCCCCTGGAGTTCCAGTTCGAGGTGCGAGGGCCGCCGGACGACCGACCTGATGTTCAGCACCCCGACGTGTAGGTCGACGGCCGCGCGATCCTTGACACCATCGATCTGGTCGGCCTCGGTGATGTCGGCATTGAGCGGCATGAACATCCGCAGCTGCTCGACCACCACGGAGCGGTCGTCGTCGATGACCTCTCGATCGGGAGAACCGTGCCAGAAGCGACAGGGCTGGCTCGCAACGAGCGTCGTGAACGTTGGCGCGACGGGGTTGCCCTCGGCGTCGGTGCCGGCGGCGGTGTTCCGCTGGATCTCGCAGCGGTGGGTCATCGTCGAGCGCACGGCCGCCGGCGAACTCACAGCCCGCCCGGAATGTCGACCAGGCGTCGCAGGATCGATTCCCGCTCGCCTTCGTAGTCTTTGCGCGACCCTGAGAAGTCTCCGCCTCGCTCGCTCTGCAGCGGCGAGTAGAGAATCGCCAGATGGGAGAGGTCGATGATGACGCGCGTCCGTCGCCCGTCGTCGTCCTCGGGCGTCCACACCACGTCGACGTGGGTCCCCCAGCTGGTCCGTGGATTCGTCCCGGACGGGAGGCGCAGCAGCTCGTAGCCGTCGTCCTCGAGTCGCCAGTCGTCCGTCGCGAGCACGGTCGTCTCGATTGACACGATCCCGAGGTGCTCGGTCACCGAAGTCACCGAAGCGATCGGCCGGTGAAAGTAGAGCCGGCGCCCGCCGCCCTCGAGCTTGCTCGAGGTGATCGCGCCGTCCTCGGCGTGAGGCCCGAAGCGTTTTCGTACCTCGGCATCGGCATCGTCGAGGATGCGCGTCAGCGCGGCCGCCTCGAGATCCGTCTCGACGTGCGCCTTCAGCTCGTTCGTCGTGGGCTTGGTCGCCACGGTCGCCTACGTGGCCTGCGCCTGGCGGATCGCGTCGCGCAGCTTCGCCGCAGTCAAGTTCATCCGGCGCGGGATCCCAAGCGTCTTCGCGAGGTCGAGCAGCTCCGGCCGCTCCATCTCGTCGAGCGGACTCTTGGCGTCCTTGTCCGGTGGCGGCGGGACGTCGTCCGAGCTGGACCCGCTCGGCTCACTGCCGTCCGCCTTGACCGGAGGCGGCGGAGAAGCGACCTCGACCATCGCGATCGCGTCGTCGCCCTCCTGCTCGAGGAACACCTTCACCCGATCGGCGGCGACCTCCTCACCGTCCAGAACGATTCGATACGCGGACGCCTCGATGAACCCCTCGAGCGGGTTCTCGACCTCGACCGGCTCGGGGGCGTCGTCAGGATCGCCGTACTCGCAGCCCGCCGTGGTGCAGCCGGCGCGGAGCTGTGCCTCGGTAAATCCATTGCTGCCGCAGCTCGTACAGACCAGCCGCGACTTGAGGTTGCCGCCGGCGCGCGTCTCGAGTTCGTACCACTTCTTCGCCATCGCGTTCTCCTCCGATTCGTCTGGTGCGGGGGAGACCGCGCTAGCTGACGATCTCGTCGACCGAGGCCAGGTCAGCCGCCGGCTGGTAGCGGGCGTCGAAGCCCTGGACGATCGCGCCGATGTCGCTCGTGGCGACGGCCACCGTGACCGTGAGGCGCGCGTAGTCGAAGCTGTTGTCGACATCGAGCTCGTCTGCCCGGCAGTTGATCTGCGCCTGTTTGTCCGAGTCGGTGCCGGCCTGCGTCAGCTGCGTGATCGCCTTGCCGGTGATGTCCTTGACGCCCGTCCCCGAGCTGTCGGTGGCCTGCTCGAGCTTCGCGTCGAGGGTCGCGCTCGCGCCGAGCGTGCCGGCCATCACGGTCGCAAGGATCGACCCGAAATCGCGCATCGAGATCCAGGCGGTCGAGTAGGCCGCCGCGGTGTAGGCGTCGGGGTCGATAACGCCGGCGATCGGGGCTGCGTTGCTCGGCAGTACGTTCGGGTTTCGGGTGACCATGTGTCTTGCTCCTCGGGAGGGGTTGGCCCTCGGAGGCCGCGACGACGCGACCCCCGAGGCTCAGCGGTCGATGCCTACGCGCGCTCCGCCACGGTGACGAAGTGCGAGCGTGTGTTCGGGCCGTTCGCGGGGGTGACCGGAGCGCTCAGGAACGGCTGACCGCCGAGCCGGAACGTCCACCGGAACGCCTGGATGTTGTAGTCGAAGTACAGGTGGATCGAGGTCGCGAAGGCGATCCCGTCCTGGTGCTGCGTGGCGTAGTAGCCCTTCGGGTTGACCCACTGGAAGTCACCCTCGTCGCCGAGCGTCTGCGCGTGCTCGTTGAACTGGACGGGGCGCCCGAACAGGAACCCACCTGGTGCCGCGGCGAAGCCATCGCGGGGCGGTGTCCAGATCGGCTGGTCGCCGAGCGTCATCAGCGCGAGCTGCGGGAATACGTCCTGGTTGGTGAGGCAGATCGCTTCACCCGGGTTGAGGACTCGGGCGTACGAGTTCGCGACGTTCGCCGCGACGACCGTGTCCGCGGTCTGGCCGGCCTCCTTGGGCACCGGGACGAGCGCGCCCGAGTTCATCCAGCCGAGCGGCTGGCCCGCACCGCTTCCGTTCACGATCGCGTCTGACGCCTTCCAGCGGATCGCCTCTGGTGCCCGCCTGGTCAAGCGGGAGTTCAATCGCGGCGCGTCGGCGAGCAGTTCGTTCGTCGCGAGGACGAACGCGTAGAGGTCGTTGAGGCGCACCTGCTCGGCGTCGGTGTCGAGCTTCGAGGCGCTCATCTGGTTGCCCTCGGCACGCCAGTTCGCGGAAACACCGGAGGAGCCCCATGGGGTGGTCTCGTCCTTCAGCAGATCGACCGCGTTCGAGCCGGTCGGCTCGATGTCCAGAAGCCCGAGGATCTCGGTGCCGTTGAACACCAGCTCCCAGATCTCGTTGCGGAGCGCCGGCGGGACCATGAAGCCCTCGGAGGCACCGGCTTCCTGGTGGAAGTTGGTGGGGGCTCCCATCGCCTGCATCTGCTCGATGTAGGCCTGCGGCCCCTCGGTCAGTCGCGGGTCCACGACCGCATTGGCGTCGCGGCTCGCTTCGCGCACTGAGAGCGCGAAGTCGGCGAGGTTGTAGAAACCGAACATCGCGCGCGGGTTGTCCTGGTCGCGAGTGTTCTCATCGAACGCCGGCGCGGGCGTCGTACTCGCGCCGGGTGATCCGGTGGTTCCAGCGCGGCGGTGCTCCCGGGTCTCGGTCTCGAGCGTCAGGACCTCGGCGATCGCCTCGAGGCGGTTCGACCGTGTCTCGATCTGTCCGCGTTCGTCCTCACTCAGCCGCGCGGACGCGACCTGCTCCTCGGTCGGGTTCTCCGGCAGCTCATCGAGACGCGCCGCCGCGGCGTCGGTGAACTCGCCGATCTCGCGCGCGAGGTCGGCCTTTTCCTGGACGAGGGCCTGATATCGGCTCGCTGGCATCGTGTCTGTCTCCCGGCCGGACTGGCGGGCCGGAGACGCACAACGGGCGCGACCGTGCTCGCCAGCAATGACTGCTGGTGAACAGGTCGCGCCCGTCGTCGGACGAGGCTGAGCCTGTGTTGCCTCGGGTTCCGTTCACTCGTCGGAGGCGGCACACCCGAGACCGTCAACGTTGGAATTGTGTAGGCGCGTAGGCCGATTGTCAACTGCGCCCAGCGCCTCGTCAGACGTCGCTGGACTAGAACTGATCTAGTTTATGAAGTGCTGTCAAGCCCACTTTTTTTGGGGAGCTTCGATGGGGGCCTCTCGATTGCTCAGCCAGTCGAGGATCGCGACGACCGAACTTGCTATCCCGAGGACGCTTGCGACTAGCGCGAAGAGGAACCCGATGGCTTCCATAAGACTTAGAGTCTACCGAGTTCTGGCTCGGCTGTGTTTCGACTAGCCGCAGCAGCTCTTCGGCGCGACGGTCGGCCATCCTGACCAAGAGGAAAGGCTCGCCGTGTGCCCTTGGTTAATGACCACAGCATCGAACAGCCGCCGGACGAGACAGTCCTATGGCGGTACGTCAGCCTCGCCAAGTTCGTCTCAATGCTGAAGAGCAGGGCGATCTTCTTCTCCCGCGCTGACAGGCTGGGTGACCCGCATGAGGGTGCGGTTTCGCCGTTGGACAACGAAGAATGGGCCGCCGCGCTTGAGCGGCTGCTCGAGGGAATCGCGGACCACGAGGAAGCCATCGCGGAACTATCGACGGTCCGCGAGCGCGCGCGGCGGTGGGTCTACGTGAACAGCTGGTTCGCCTCTCACACAGAATCTGCTGCCATGTGGGACCTATACGCTGCGGGCGGCGAGGGTGTCGCGGTACAGACCACGTTCGGCCGACTGAAGTCAGCGCTCAATGCCAGCGAGCAGATCGTATTCGCGGGACGCGTTTCCTACGTCGACTACCAGTCCGCCGCGATTCACGACCCGGAGGCAGTAGCGCCGTTCTTCTACAAGCGCGAGGCGTTCGCCCACGAGCAGGAAGTGCGAGCCGCTATCTTCGAGCTGCCTCCGAGTCAGGACGGTGGATTCCCTCTCGACGATGACGACAACCCGGTGGGGCTCGAGATCGAGGTCTCACTCTGGTCGGTCATCGAACGGATCTACACGCCGCCGGGTGCAGCCGAGTGGTTCACAGAGGCGATTGGCTGGCTCGCGAGGGAGAACGGATACACAGCCGCCGTCGTGAGGTCGTCGATGGACGACCAGCCGTTCTTTTGAACGAGTCTCCGGAGCCGGCTCCGGTTCCGGCTGATTTCGATCTCGTCGCGGGCGATCGCAGCCTGCGCTCGACCCCGCGCAAAGATGTCGACCGCTTCACTTTCCTCGGAGTCGCCGGAGCGTGCCCCCACGCCGAGGCGCGCGAACAGCTGCTCCGTTGTCTCGATCCGGTCGATCAGCCCTCGGGTCTGCGCGTCTCGAGCGGCGAACGCCGCGCCCTCGCCATAGCCCTCGCCGGTCACGACGCCTACGTCAACGCCGCGGCCACGCGCGACGTCCTCGGTGAAGTAGCCGTAGGCGTCGTCGACGATGTCCTGCATCGTCTGGCGCGCGCTCTCGCTGAGCGGCTCCTCTGGCGCGCCCTCGGTCTTGCGAGCGCCGGCGTGGACGTGAGTCACCGTGATCCCGACGCGCTCCAGCTCGGCCGAGAAATCACGGTGCGTCATCAGCGTCCCGACCGCGCCGATCAACCCGTGCGGTGCCGACACCATCTCGGTCGCCTGACCTGCGAGCCAGTAGGCAGCGCTCGCAGCGACGTGGTTCGCGATCGACACGACCGGCTTCGCCTGCCGCGCCGCGAACACCACATCAGCGATCTCGTGCATCCCTCGCGTCATCCCGCCCGGTGAGTTCACGTCGAGCACGATCGCTTTGACGCCGCTGTCTGATGCGGCGCGCGTGATCGCCTGCGCGATCTGGTCTGTGCCAACCGAGCCGAACAGACGCGCCAGGAAGCCCGCGTGGGGCACCAGCACGCCGTGCACGGGGATCAGCGCCACCGAACCCGTCTGCCGCGCCAGTCCGCGCGGGAGTGCCGACTCAGGCTGGCTCTGCGCCTCGATCGCTCGCCCCTCGATGAAGTCCAGTTCTGCGGGGGTCTCGAGCCGCTCTACCGCGAGCGCTGGCGCTTCCGGCAGCGAATCGACTGTCGCCGCCCCGAGGCGCTGGAGCATTGCCTGTAGCTCGGTGTAGGTCTCGGCCTGGATCGCCCACGGTTCGCCGGCAAGCTCGACGGCTGCCTGTGTCCGTACGTCGGTCATCGCGTACCTCCTTAGCGGTATACGTTGAACTCGCCGAGCGAGAGCTCGGCCAGCTGGTGCTCGCGGGATTGCTCCCACTCGCTCAGAACCTTGATCCCGTCGCGTCGCAGCTGCGCGCGCTGCGCGTCGGTATAGCGGGCCGCGATCGCCGGCGGCAGGTTCAGCTGCTCGACCAGCGCCCGCTGATGCCCGTCGTAGAACTCGTCGACGGCCACCGCGAACTCGACCATGTCGTTGCCGTGGGCCTTCGCAGCCCGCTTCATCGCTTCGACCTCGCGGTGCACGAGTCGGGACGAGGCCTGCTGCGCGAAGTAGCGAGCGGCCGCCGCTTCCGCCGGGCTGCCGCCGTTGCCGCCCTGACCGCCGGCCGGCGCCATGTTCCGCGGCTCCATGAACTCGTCGAGCCCATCGACGCGGTTCAGACCCTCGGTGCGGCGGATCTCGTTGCGGTTCTTCCAGCCCCAGCTAATCGCCGAGGCGTGGGACTCGTAGCGGCTCTTGATGTCACCTCGCACCAGGCCGTCGAGGTCCAGCTCGATTTCGATCGTCCCCTCCTCGTGAGGGAGGATCAGGTCGCGCTCGCAGGACATCTCCCAGCGGACTGCCCACGGACGCATCGTGTCGGTCGAGTGCTCGATGCCCTGGTGCTCGATGTTCGAGAAGGTCGCGTGGTCGAGGATCCCGACCTTGTGCGGTTGCATCCGCCAAAACTTCAGGATGTCGAGGTCCTGGAGCTTCCGAGCGTCGGTGAGCTGGGCCGCCTCCGCCGAAACGCCGATCTGTTGCCAGGTCATCCCCTCCTCGAGGATCATGAACTGGTGCCATCCGCTCGGTCCGGAGTGGTTGTCGTTCATCGAATTGCGGAGCCGGCGGTGGGCCTTGTTGCTCAGCACCTTGTCGGTCTGGAGCACGGCAGGCGGCGCTGCGCCCTGCGTGAACCAACGCGACGCGAACCCCTCGAGCGACGACGCCAGGCCGAGCGAGTCGATCGAGTACTCGAGCAGCCCGATCCCCTCGACGCCGTCCTCGCTCTTGCCGCGGATCAGCAGCGCTTCGTCGCCGAGCAGCCGCTCCTCGGTCCCGTCGTTGTGCTTGACGAGGTAGACGAGGTCGCCGCTGTCCTCCTGCTCGATCCGCACCCGCAGCGGGTGGATCGGGATCAGTTCCGAGAACGGCCCGCGCTCGCCCTCAACGATCCGGCAGACCGCCTTGCCTCGCATCGCGACGTGGCCCTGCAACATCTCGCGCCACTCGTAGCTGGTCTGCCAGCGATTCGGCCGGTCGTGGAGCAGCCGATACAACGGGTGCGTGACCGCCCGATCGCGACTGCCGTCCTGAGCCACGTTCCACACCCGGAACGGGACGCTCGCGAGGTCCTCAGCGACCACGTTGTTGCAGGCGTAGAACGTGCCGATCCGCTGCGCTGCGTGGGCGCTGACCCGAACCCCAGCCTGACTGAGCCCGCCGACCGGCCGGTACCAGTAGTCATCGGCCGCGTTGCGCGCGCTCGCGGACATCGGCGACCCGATCATCCGCTCGAGGATTCCGGTGCTCATTGGTCGACCTCCTGGTCGCTGCTACTAGCCACAGTCCGGCCCAGCACGAGCGGGCCCAGGGTCACCACCAGACCCAGCACGCCGACGAAGATGAGCGCCAGCGGCGGCGACACCTGTTGCAGTCCAACGCCAAGCGCGACGACGCTCGCCGCCGCGAACACCAGGCGTTCGTTCACGGCCGACGCGAGGTATGGCCATGCAGCGCGCGGTAACGCCGTGAGCCCCCGCACCGAGACGCTGAGGACACGGCGGGTGAACCACCGCCGGTCCTCCCACAGGTAGAGCGGCGCTCGGACGCGCCACGCGATCGCTCTGAGCCAGCTCATAGGCGTCGTAACCCTCTCCGCTCGTAGACCGAGTCGGCCGTCTTCGTCTCCGGTTCGGTGATCAGGTAGCCGCACATCGCTTGCGTGGTGGCCGCGTCAATCGGGCGGCGGTGCGTCTCCTGCTTGCGGACGATTCGGCGTCCGCCGCTCGAGGTCATCTGGAGCGACGAGGCGCGGATATGGCGGCCGACAACGCGGTTCCCGTCGTGTTGGAACCGGCGGTCGACGAGCAGCTCGAAGAACGTCTGGAACCCCCGCACCATCCGGTCGCCCTGCTGCGGGATCTCCTCCATCGGGAGGCCGTCCTGCTCCCAGGTCTGCGTCTGCATCGTGATCCGCGAGGTGTCAAAGCCGATCTTCTCGAGGCCGAGCGGCCGGAACTCTTCGCCGCAACAGGCGCACATGCCGCCCTCCTGCCACGGTCCCTTCGCGCGTGTCCCGAAGTGCATCGAGTAGAGATGGGCCTGCACCTCGACCTGCGGTAGGCGCCAGCGCTCGACGGGCCGCCCGGTGCGAGGGTCGATGGGCCGCTCCCAGACACGGGAACGTGAGCGCACTGAGACGTCGCCGCCACGACCGGTCACTTCCCACCAGGTGACCGCGGTCGAGTCGATGCTGGTCGACGCGTCGATTGAGGCGACGACGCGTCGTTGCGGATCGACCCGGAACGGCTTCGGGGCGGCGTAGGCGGCCCAGGGCTCCGGCGTCCAGATCTCCTCAGCCTCGGTGTGCTGGTTCCCGTGATATCGACGGGCGACCCCCTCGGTCATCTTGGGGTCGTTGAGGTCCTCGAGGTAACGGTCATAGGTGACCGTCAGCCCTGCCGACGGGTTCGCCGCGTCGAAGAACTCACGGGAGCGATAGTCGCAAGGCTCGCCGGCGGCGCCCTCGTACTCGCCCGTTCCTTCGTAGTCGCCCGAGCAGACCTCCGGCGCCTCGTACCAGATCATCAGGAACGTCTCGTCGTCCACGTCGCCGGCGAGGACCTGCATCCCATGCTCGTGGAGCTGACCCTCGATCGTCTCCGGGTCGAAGCCGGCGGTCGTGATCATGAAGACAATCGAGTCCCGCTGGAGGATCGTTCCCCGGTTCAGAACGGTGTGGGTGTCTTCCGATTTCGGAGTCACCCACTCGTGCAGCTCGTCCTCGACCACGAAGATCAGGTTGCGGCCGTCGAGCTTCCCGCCGCCGACCGCGAGCCGTTTGAGCGACTTCTGTGGGCGCTCCGCGAGCAGGATCTCCTTCTCGTAGCGGGTCGACGCGCGGCCGTCACCGCCGGTCAGTTCGTTGAGTTCGGGTGACAGCTCGGCGGTCATCTTCCCGAAGCCGTAGACGAGGTCGGCCTGGTCCTCGCTCGCGGCAGCGCAGACGATCTGGCCGGAGGGCTGCAAATCGTCGACGAGGACGTACTCGGCGAGCCATGCCGCCCAGCCGGTCTTGTTGTTCTTCTTCGCGACTCCGATCAGGACCCGCCGATACTGACGGTGCCCGTCGAGCCGGAGCGTGAAGACCTGGTACGTGGCCTCGCGCTGCCACGGGATCATCCCACCGGTCTCGCCCACCTTCTGGCCGAGCAACGGGCCGTCTGGATACACGCACATCGTCTCGATGAACCGGACCGCGCGATGGCCTTCGCTCCAGAACCCGCGCCGGTGAAGCGCTCGGTGATCGGGGTGCGCGTCGGCCCCGTCGCATCGGTGCCAGGCGGCACGTCCGCGCCGGACCATCGATTCGAGTTCTGGGGTCGGGGCCTTCGGGCCGAGGTGCTTGGGGGCCGTCCGAGATCGCCGCGCGCGCGGGTGTCGCTCGGCCGAGCGCGCGGGCGGACGCTTCGCATGGCACGCTGCGCAGACCTCGCCCCCGGCGAACTCCTCGCTGTCGCGGTGCTGGCCGCAAGACTCGCAGCGGGTCAACGTCGACGTCGTCATGCGGACGCCCAGGCCTCGGCGATCGCGACCTCGAGTTCAGCACGTCGCATCGTCGACCGCCCGCGGATGCCGAGCTCGCGCGCCTCGACCTTCAGCTCCTCGAGCTGCCACTCCTCGAACGATTCGACCTCCGAGAACTCCCCGTCGATGTAGTCGCTGGGCTCGCCGCCCTGCGCAATCTTCCCGAGCCGTTCGTTCACGTCCGCGGCGGTCAGCCGGTCCTGACCGGTGACGATGCCGAGCTGAGCCTTGTTCTTTGATCCGATCCCTAGCTGCTGCCAGAGCTTCTCGAGCTGCGTGCGGATGCTTGCCGCTTCGTTCGAGAGCGGGTTCGGCCGGATCTGACCCTTGCTCCCTGTCACTGTGAAGTCGGTCCCGACCTCAATCTCGAGCACGAGCAGCTTGTTCTCGAGTTGAATCCAGTGCTCGACGATGTGCTGGTCAAGCCCACCGGGACCGTCGAGCGCTCGCGCGACCGGCGACAGCCAGAAGCGATCCCACAGCAGCAAGATCGAATCGAGCAGCCGATCCCCGGCCGGCGTCAACGGCGGCTCGGGAACGATGAACGGCGCGGCGTCGGTCACCTCCGCCGGCACTGCTGGGACGATCTGGAGCTTCGGCTTGTAGTGTCCGACCTTCGCGTCAGGGTCCTTCGGCGGCCGTCCGGTCCGCATCAGGCGGCCCGCCGCGCACGACCGCGCCGCCGAGGCTGCCGACGACCGGACCGAGAGACGGGCCGACGCCGCGCATCGAGGCGAGTCTTCCGCAGATGGCATCGGTGGCAGCGCGTGACGCCGTTCGAGAGCTTCCACGCTGCAGGGTCGCCCGGCGCGAATCGACTCAGCGGCACGACGTGATCGGCCTCGAGGTCTTTGGTCGATCCGCAGTCGACGCACGCACCGTCGCGCGCCCGGATCTTTTTCGACCACGCGTGCTGCTTCGACCCGCGCCGGCGGTTCGAGCACCGCCGGCAGCGAGAGCCCCGCTCGATGGGGTCCGAGCAGTCCAGACAGCGTCGCGGCGGCACCGATCACCGCCCCAGGACCCGTTGAGAAAAAAACTGCTGGACTTTCGTCCCGGAAATAAACAGAGCGGGACGCTCAGGAGGAGAGCTCGCCGTCCCAGGGATTCGGTCCCCCTCCCCACCCTTCGACCTCGTGGCGGCCTCCGAACGCTCCTGACCGCCCCCGGCGTCAGCGCCGACACGGCTGACCCCGTGCTCGCCCGCTAGACTTCTGTGATGGACGGACCTGCGGCCGCTGCGATCGGCGCCTCGCTCGCGACACTCCTCATGGCTGCCGTGACGTGGCGGCTCGGGAACGCAACCAGGCGAAGCGCCGACAAGACAGCGGACATGGCGGCTCGCACTCTCTCGATGTCCCAGGCAACGAACCGAATGGCCGATGAGACGAGCCGCATGGCGGCCGCGACCGAGGAGCTCCTCCGCCTTGAGCAAGCTCGGCGCTCCGCTGAGACCCGGGCGTCGGTTCTCCCGCTCTTCTGGGAGAGCAGAGATCGGCCCGAGAAGGGGCTTGTGGTCGTCAACAACGGTGCGGCGAACGCCGAGGAGGTCTACGCCGAGTGGAGAATGGGCGGGCAGCACCATCGCTCCGAGATTTGGCCAACGCTGCTCGCAGGAGCTCGACACGGGTTCGCGCGTGATTTCGCCAGTGGAGTCACCCTTGCCGCTGTACCGCTCTGGGTCGAAACGATGGAGGACAGCGGGATCGCGGCTCGGTGCGTGTGGATGAACGAGGACGAGTCCGAAGGACAGTCGGACTGGCGACCGATTGGCCGCTACTAGAGCGCTCACGCGGCCCCCTCATGCCACGGTCGCTGGTCCCATGCGTGCAGACGCATCCCGAGGTTGGCGGCCTCCTTTGGGTGCTCACCCAGCCAGTCGTGACAGGCACGGCAGAGCGCTCGCAGGTTCTCGTACTCGGTGAGGTCTTCGTCGCTCCCCGACCGGCCTCGAGGCAGCACGTGATCGGCGTCGAACGACTGTCGGGTGCAGATGTCCTCGAGCGCCGCCTCGCAGTTCGGATGGTCGGCTACCCGCTGCTGCTTGACTGGCGTCAGCTCTCTCTGCGCCACCTTCCGCCGGTCGCTCTGCTGAGGCACGGTCGAACCGCGCCGGCGCTGGCCCTGGCGCTTCGAGCTCTCGAAGTCGTGCAGCCACGTGTCACCGGTGTGGTTGTTGTGGTTCTTCCGCTCACCACAGATGACGCAGGGATCCTTGGGGCGGCTCATCGGGAAGCCACGAACCTGGCGCGGGGCCAGATCACGCCCAGGAAGCGTGGCCCGCGGCTGTATGGTCCCCGCATGTGGCCAGGAATACCCAGCGATCCTTCGCTGAACGCCATCGGAACAGGACTCGAGGCCGTCTCAGTCGGCCTACTGGTCGTCCGTGAACGGGCGTTTGCCAGCCCCGACTCACCTGGCAGGCGGTTAGAACGAGCGCTCGGAACCCGAATACGCCCACTCCTACACTGGTGGGAAGGTGACCTCCATCGAGTGCTACTCGGGCGGCGGCGGACCTGGCGCGACTTCGCGCTGGCTCCTCTTCGTACGCGTGACATCATCCTGGCGAGGCCGCCGCCCGCATGGACCTTGCCTGTCCCCGTCCCCGTCACGCCAAGATCCGACGTACGCAAGCGGTCGATCACCGGGAGTAGCCGAATTGTCGGCAACGTCCCTCGATTCCGCTCTGCAACCGCATTGGTGACGGCGGGGATGATTCTCGTCTTCTTGATCCGGACTCTCCCGCGATTCGTATCGCTCGACGTGGAACTGGTGCTGACCGCTGGGGTGTTGGTGGCGCTCAGCACGCTTGTCTCCTTGCGAGCAAGGTCCCTTGCTCGCACGGGTCCGACGAATCGCGCGCGGTTCTTCAAGTGGTTCGCTCGGATCGCGGCCGTGCCGGCCGGCCTGATAGTCCTCGCGTTCGGAGTGCCGATTGGTGCTGTCTTCCTCACTCTCACGTTCGTTGTGGCGGTCGTGATCGGAAGTCTCATCCTGCTGCTCCAGGCGCTTGCCAAGCTCGAGTCGTCGATCGCAGCGCTGGCGCCTGTCTTTGGTCTCGGCGTGCTCCTCCAGTTGATCGCTGCCATCACCTGAACAGGCAGTCCAAGAGAGCCCCTGGTCCGCAGGAACCCGAGCGTCACGCCGCACCTCGAGCCAGGGGGCGGGGCAGAGACCAGCCGATGACCTGGGACGAGGCAGGTGAGCCGAGCAACCGCTCGCCCCTTCGTACCGCCTCTGCGAACCAGTCGTCCGCCGCCTGCAGCAGGTCCTGAGCACGCGCGATGCTGTCGCCAATCGTGGAGCGGTGACGTCCCAGCGCGGTGCCGATCCGCTCGAGCGTCCACCCGTGACGACGCCAGAGGACGAGGACCGCTGCGTGCTTCGCCTCCGAGAGTCCAGGTCGGCCTCGCTGGCATGCGAGCGCAGCCTGAGCAGTCACGTCGTAGGTGCTCGCGGTCGCCTCCAGGACACGCATCGCTAGCTGGCTGTCGGCGTCAGGCTTGCTCATCGTCGTCCTCCTCAACCCGCTCCCGCTCGATCGCTGTGAACTCGATTGAGATCCACTGCTCCGTTTCCTCGACCTGGAGCACCAGCCCCGTGTAGGGCTGTGCGGTCTCGCCCTCGGGGCCAACGGGAAACGGGATCCGATAGCCCTTCATGAAGTCGAAGTGCCCTACCGCGTAGCGACCCCACCAGCGTTCTCGCTTGAAGCGGATCCAGCGACGGACGATTCGATCGCCTTCGTCGTTCATCAGTCACGGTCCACCCACCACATGCCGCCTCGTGCAGCGACGGTCTCTGGTCTGCGGGCCTTCTGGCGTGCGACGGCGGCTCGCTTGGCGCGCTGACGGCACCGAGTGCACTCACCGGTCAACCCGCCGTGACGTCGGCAGAGCGCCCGCTTACAGCTGCCCTGGCAGACGGCCCTGCCACCCAACTCGCAGTCGTCGATCCCGCACTCCACCGAGGACGATTCATTGCCGCAGGTCGAACAGATGAGGAATGTGCGGCCCTCGGTGTCATCGGAGATCAGGTAGCGGATCACCGCCTCGGAAAGGCACGTCGGGCAGTGCGCTAGACTGCGGCGATGTTCACGCGAGCGGTCGTAGTTCTCGCCGCGATCATCATCCTCGGGGTCGCGTGCTCGGATGACGGCGCCCGGCTCGACGACCTCGAGACTCGAGTCGCCACCCTCGAACAGTCGCCGACGGCGGCGACATCGGAGGCTCTCATCGTCCTCGGCAAGCGCACTGAGAATCCGACGGGCCTCCGCGGTAGGGCGTCGGAGGTGTGCGTCGACTTCATCGGATTCGGTCGGGAGCGAAGCGTGTGCTTCCCGATCCCGACGACCGACCTCGCTCAGCGGTGTTTCGACGAAGCCAAGATCGGCGAACCGCTCCCCGACTCCTGTCGCTAGCGTCCTCATGCTGCCGCCTCGACTCGGTGCCAACGCGTTCCAGCACGGTGCTGTCGGAGGTCAACCCTCGGCGGCGCCGGCTTCGCGGCGTAGAACACGGTGCCGCAGTTCACGCACTCGACACCCTCGTCGTGAGGTTGGAGCGCTCCCGTCTCACAGCGCGGGCAGGGACACGAAGCGATCCGCGGCATCAGCGATGACCTCGCTCGAGGACGGCGGAGAGTTCGCGGCCGCATTGCTGGACGGCCCTCGCGTGCGTCGTGGCGAGGGTCTGAGGGAGGCCCTTCGATCGCTGCTCGGCCTCCGTCCCTTTCCACCGCTCGGCTAGCTCGTGCAGCTCCCCCAGCAGGTCCGCACTCGCACCCGCTGGCAAACCCGAGGAAGCGTGGGGCGCCTCTACCCGGGGCCGGAGGAGTTGCAGGAGCCAGCCGAACATCAGGCGTTCGCTCGGATCAGGAATTCAAACGGTCCGGCCGCAGCTAGACTCCTGTGATGGATCTGCTTGAGTTCCTCCTTGTCATCTTTAGGAGTCTCGAAGGGCTTATCGACGAGCTGCTTGCGGCAGGTCTGCCTGTGAACGTCACCGATCCCGGACGAGACTGGCCGCTGTTTCTCGTCCAGATGCTGGTCGCCGCCGGAACAATCGGCGCCGTGCTTGTTGCATTGTTCTTGGGTCGTCGACAGCACCACGCCGAACAAGCCCGTCACCACGAAGAGATCGAGACCATCAGACGGCAGCACCGCGAGCAGCTCGCTGCGACACTTGCGCCACTCGTTCGCGTCGAAGCCGGAGGTGAGGTGCCCCGTCAGGCCGGACGGTTCGCGAGTCTCCAGATCGCCGGAGTTTCCGACCCGATGCCTCTCGGGCTCAGAAACATCGGCGTCGGTCCCGCCACTGACGTGAAGGTGATGTTCTGGGTTCAGGAGGGGGATCATCTCGAAGGGGTGGGACGCGAAGCGACGCCGATGCCGGACGATCTGGAGGTCGCCCTGGGCGAGCCCGAAGCCTTCGCTGGAACTGGTGCAATGGCACCCGGCGAGGTGCACCCCTTCGCCTGGTTCCGGATTCCGCTTCGAGACGTTCCGCTCAACTCCACCGTCTATTGGCGCACGACGTTCCGGGACAATTTCGAACGCGAACTGTCGATGACAGGGCGCATTGCGGTCGTTGACGAGAACTAGCTCTGGGCGCTCGGTCATCAGTCCGTCCGATAAACGCGGGCGTACGGATCGGGGGTCGAAGCGTTCGCCGGCTCGGGCACGAACGTGCAGAACGACCCATCCGGCTTCCGGTGGTAGAACTGGCCGTCCGTGGTCCGGCTCGCGAGTCCTTCGATGTCGTGCTGGTTGCATCGCGCGATTTCGAATGCTCGCGCGTCCGGATCCGGATCAGACGAGGAGGAGGGTTTAGGGATCTGTTTAAGATCCTCCTCCTCTCTGGGGTTAAGAGAGGTCAACGGCTCGGACGTGTGATGTATAGGTCTCACGTCGGGCTCGGACGTGTGACCTATAGAGGACATGTGACCTGAGGACGTGTGATGTAGAGGTCTCACGTTCTCGTCGGACGTGTGATGTATAGGTCTCACGTCGAACTCGAGTTGAGGGCCTCGGGAGCCGGCCTGAACCCCTCGGTTGTGGATGAAGTAGCGGCGCCCCTTGCCGGACTTCTCGACCGAGATCAGGTCCGCCTCGATGAGTCCCTGGATGGCGATGTTGACCCACCGGCGACCGGCTCCGACCGCCCCGCCGATCTCGGTCTGGCTCGGGTCGCAGTGGCCGCGTGAGCCAGCCTCGAGGTCGAGGTAGGCGTAGACCGATTGCTGGATGCGCGGCAGCTCGAGCAGCTCGCGGGGCGCCTTCGCCCAGTCCATCCGCGGGCTCACGGACGCCGATCCTCGGGGCGCGTTACCGCACCGCAGGCAGAGCAGCGATCCCCGAGCGCGACCAGCTCTCGGTCACACCCAGCGCACCAGGTCAGCTCATTCGATTGCTCCAAGACGCACTCACAGCCCCCGCCACAAGTCGCTCGGTTGTCCTCGTCTTCCAGGCCCTCGCCTCCCTCGCAGAGGGCCGTTCTCTACGTCACGGGCGCCTCCTCGCCTGTGCGGTCCGCGATCGAGGCCACCTGATGGTCCAGGCTCCAGATCGCGGGAGGGTCCAGGGACCGATGCCAGAAGCTGCGATCCCCCGGGTGCTCGTCAGCAAGCTCGACGTGACGCCGCGGGTTCGCGCAGACGAGCGCGGCGTTCAGCGTCACGCCAAGCGGCGCGACCTCCTCCGGCGTCAGGGCGTCTTCGCATGGGGTCGATCGACGGCGGGCCGGCGAGCCGATCGGCGAGCGCACGAGGCGCGGGCCGTTCACGAGGTCCTCCGTCGTCCACGCGGCGTGGCAGCGCGAAGCGCTGGCCAGTCGTAGGAGGGGACTTCGAGGATGAACGGCGTCTCGAGACGGCCGGGCCTCCGGAGCTGCGATCTCCGCCAGTCAGCGGTCCAGGCGATGAGCACGCCGGCGAACACGCCGATGAACGCCGCGATGAGCACACCGGCGGCCATCGCGTCCATCTCGGCGAGGCTCATGCGACGAACCTCGGGCGCTCAGGCGGTAGGCGGAGCTCCGTGACCCGTGCGGCGAGTGGGATGACGTTCTGAACGGGTGCCGCCACGCGTCGGTGGACGTAGCCAGGGCGGCCCACGCCGACCGTCTCGCTGGCCTCACCTGGCGTGAGTTCGATGTGCTCCACCGCGCCACAGAACTGGCAGACACGACCATCGGCGTCGTTCATGCGGCGCGTTTCTCTGGATCGCCTTCGACGTAGGCGCGCAGCTGCGCGGCGGAGAAGCGAACCGTGCTGCCGGCTCGATGCACCTGGAGGCGTCCGCGGTCGACCTCGTGCCGGAGCGTGTCCTCGGAGAGCTGAAGCTTCTGCGCCGCCTGCGCGTAGGTGAACAGCACCTGGCTCTCGGCGTTCGCGTACTCGCTCCGGTACTCGACCAGCTCCTTCATCGTTCGCTGAGCGAGTTCGCGGGCGAGCCACCCGATCGCGGCGTCGACCTCGGGCGGGAGGACGATGAGTGGATCGACGCCGTTCACGCGGCGTCCCCCCGTCTGCCGCGAGCGACTACAGCAGCCAGAGCACCTCGGTACTCCGACCGTCCACGTCCCTCGGGCAGCGTGTCGCGACGTCCGTTCTCGAAGTTCGAGACGACCGATGGGGAGACGCCGAGCTCGCTCGCGACCTCGTAGGCGCGCACGCCGGCGCGCTGCCGCTCGAGGGCCAGGTCCAGGTTGTCCACTGACTTTTGCAAGCTCATCGGCCCCGGCCGTTCTGGTGTTCGTTCGCGTAGCTGTGCGAGCGACTTACCAGTTAGCGAAAGAATTTCTTCAGGGGAACGTAGATCGATTATCGGAAGCTGTCAAGAACTTCTTCTACCGTGCGCCCCATAGCAAAGGGTTCCGATGTCAGATGAGGCGGTTCGTGGCCTCGGGGCGCGCATACGCAGACTTCGCGAAAGCCGCGGGATGACGCCGCCCGGCGTCGCTCGAGCGGCGGCGTTGGCGGGCTTCTCACTGACGCGTCCGACGGTGACCTCGATCGAGTCGGGTGACACACCGTCGCCGACCATTGGTTCGCTCGTCGCGATTGCCAGTGCGCTTGAAGTTCCACTCCTCTCCTTGATCGGCGAGGAGACCGAGGTGCCCGCCCGAATCCAACCGCTCGTGACGATCGCCTCTCAGCTCGACGACGCCGACCTGGTTGCGCTCGAGGTCACTGCCCGCCGCCTCTTGGAGCTCGGCGACCAGGCCGCCGAGGTTCCGTTCGACCTCGACTCCCTAGACCCGGAAGCCCGCGAGGCAGTGGCTCGAGCTGTCCGCGAGCAGACCGCGGAAGGCTCGCGGGCCCGTGCCGCCGAGCAGCGTCGTCAGGGTTCGACAACCTCACCTCAGCCTGATAGAACATCTGTTCTAAATCAGGACGATGAGGAAGTATCCACACCCGATGATCGAGCCAGCGATCCTGGGCCGGATGATGAGGACGCTACTCGGCGACGATATCGGCCGGGCCGCCGACGCGGCCGGGATGCGGGTTAGACGAGACGCCACCGGTTCACTCGACGGGTTCTACCTTCCAGCTCGCAAGCGCCTCGAGCGGCCGCGGGTCGTGATCTCCTCGCAGGCGACCCGCGAAGAGCGCGACGAACTAATAGCGCGGGCGATCGGCCACCTCGTCCTCGGTCACCGATCGCAACGCGTGTACTTGTTCCAAGAGGCGATGCACGGCGAAGGCGAGGATGCGACCACGTTCGCGCGCGCGCTCCTCGAGTCGCTGCCCGAGCCCGTCGATCGCAGGCCGATCGACTTCCGCTGGGAGTACACGGTCCGGCGTCGAATCGGCGCCTGATCACCTAGGATGTCGCTCGTAAGGCGGGAGTGCGCATGGTCGCAACCATCGGAGTGATTATTTCAATCGGAATCCTATGGCGGATCTGGTTGGCTGACCTCGAGATGAAACACCCCGCTCGCATCACGATCTCAGTGATCGCCAGCCTGATCATCAGCTTGTTGTCGCTGGTGTTCTTTTCCGACACAGGACTCTAGCGTGACTCGTGGAGAGTCGACGGGGAGCCGGTGGACTTCCACGAGCGAGCGATGAGGTGGCATGGATGCAGGTCCGGATGATCCGCTGGTTGAGGTATCTGGCGATAGTCGTTTTCGGGCTAGCCACTGGCATCCCCGTGGCCGCCTTCTTGTTCGGCGACCTGGGGTTTTCGACTGCGCTGGCGATTCTCGGGGCGTTGCTCTTCCTGGCCGCGCTTCTTTTCCAGATTGCCGAGTCGCTGCAGACGGTCAGCGACTACCGGTCGGATCGGCTCACTTCACGCAGCGGGGCGCCGCAGATTCGCGTCTCCAGCGTCGACGGCAGTATTCGCCCGTTCGTCTTCCCGTTCGACGGGGGTCCGGAGAGTTTCAACACGTTCGCGCGGGCGCGTGAGTTGGAGCTTGTTGATTCGGGCCTCGTCGTTGACGCGGTGGTGGACCCCGAAGAGGGAGATCGGATCCTGACGACCGATTCCGCTGACGAGGAACTCGATCGATTGGCTCAAACGGAGCTGGAGAAGTGATTCCGAAGTGGCTCCTGCCCGAACTCACGGACGAGAAGGGCCGGCCAGGGGCCGCCTACATTGGAGCCGGTTCCCTCGGCGCTCTAGTCGCCTTGCTCGGGAGAGAGGTCTTCGATGGCGAGCTCGAATCCCTCGCGATCGCTGCCGCTCCGGCGTCGGCTTTGTTCATCGCCGACCGGTGGCGCGCATTTGTCATCGATGCCACGAAGAAGGCTGATGAGCGTGATCGCCGCGCCGCCGAGCACCGGGAACAGGAGCTCGTCGAGACATTCAACAAGTCGAGAGCGAAAGCGATCCAACAGTTGAATGTGATCATCGCTGACCCTGCAGCGACTGAGGGGGAGCGGGAGCAGGCACAACGGAAGAAAGTTCGCGCGCTCAATCAGAGCGCCGACGCGCTGCTTCAGCCGCCCGGAGACACTGCGCCCCCGCAGCATGCCTCGGGAGGAGACTCGTGAGCCGCCGGGGCAGGGGCGCTGGCTCCGTCTACCAGGACGGCGATCGCTGGCGGGCGTCGATCAGCGTGCGCATGCCCAACGGTGGCCGTCGCCGACGAACGAAGGTCCGCGCTACCCGAGCTGAAGCGGAGCGCGCCCTTCGCCAGCTCCACGCCGAACTCGACCGCGGGCTGGTCGATGACGAGTCGGTCGGTGCCTACCTGGAGCGCTGGCTCGAGGAGAACGCCCGTCTGAAGATCCGCGCACGCACCTATGACGCGTACGAGAGCATCATCCGCAACCACCTGATCCCCGAGCTCGGGAAGAAGAAGCTATCGAAGCTCTCGGTCGCTGACGTCCAGAAGCTGATGAATATGCGCCGCGCATACCTCTCCCCGCGCACCCTGATCCACATCAAGACCCTGCTCGGGACCGCGATCCACCAGGCGGAGCGGGAAGGCCTCGTCACTCGGAACGTCGCGCGCCTGGCGGAGACGCCGCGGGCGCCGGACGACGAGGTCGAGCCGCTGGGCGTCGACCAGGCGCGTCAGCTCCTTGAACTGCTCCGAGGTGATCGCCTCGAGGCCTTATATAGCGTCGCCCTCGCGGTCGGGATGCGGCAGAGCGAGATCCTCGGACTGCTCTGGGCCGACGTCGACCTCGATGAGGGGATGCTCCGGGTTCAGCGTCAGCTCCAGCGGCGCGCTGGCGGTTGGCGTTTCGTTCCACCGAAGACTGCGAAGGGTCGGCGGACGATCGCGCTGCCTGAGACGGCGATCTCCGCGCTCCGCGCTCATCGCACCCGGCAGCTCGAGGAGCGGATGCGCGCCGGGCCGCTCTGGAATGAGCACGGGCTCGTGTTTCCCAGGGGCGATGGGGAGCCGCTGAACGGGCAGGGCGTGACGCGTCACCTGCAGATGGTGATGGAGCGGGGCGGGCTGCCGCGGAAGCGGTTCCACGACCTTCGGCACTCCTGCGCGTCATTGCTTCTCGCCCAGGGTGTCCCGATGAAGCTGATCCAGGTGACGCTGGGGCACACGTCGATGAAGACGACAGCCGACATCTACGCTCACGTTGCGCCGGATCTGCGAGAGCAGGTCGCGTCAGCAATGGATGGCGCCCTGGCGCAGCCGTGATTCTCGGGGTCCATCACGACATCTGGCTCAACGCGATCGGAGCGGGCCTTGAGACCGGTTCGATTCTCCTTCTGATTCTCGACTGGGCAGCGCAAGTGCCACGCCGCCAGCAAGCCGTTCGCCGCTGGCTCGAACGTCTAGCGTCTTTTCTCGACTTCGATCGATTCGACGACCGCAGCCCGTTCGTCCTGCTCACGGTTTTCCTCGGTTTCGGGGCAAATGTGTCGTTGGTATTGGCCGGATTCGCGCTCGCGGGGCCGGTGGGCGCCGCCACCGTCTTTGCGATCGGCTACGGATCGGCCATCGTGCCCCTCCTCGTCGCACTGGTCCTGTCTGGCTCGTTCCGGGATGATCCCGGGGCATCGGACCTTGAGGAGCTCGTCCACTGGCTCGAGACAGGGCAGGCGGCGCCGGCGCCCGCGGAAGCAGCGCGACCGGGCGAGGTCGCAGGGGCGTCAGTCGGTCTGTTGTTCCTCTGGCCCGTGGGCCTTCCCTTGCTCTTCACCGAGTTTCTGATCTCACTTCTGGAGTGGATGGCCCAGGACCTCCGCCGAGCGGTCTCGGTCTTCTCGCTGGTGTTTGGCGCTGGCGTGGCCCTTCAGTTCGCAGCGGTTGTGACGCCGTGGGACTAGGGCTGATCACCGACACTGCCTGAGCATCGGCTCGACTGAAGGAGCTATCAGTGACTTCGGAGCCGACGAGTGAGCTAGCGTTGCCCCGCAGCCTCTGTGAGGGGCCGGATCGCCAAACCCGCATGGACAGCATCATCCGAGCCTTCGAAACGCCCACCTACTCGCCAGACGGACATAATCGGCACCGAACGGAGGAATTCGACGTAGCCCTCGCCGATCTCCTCAGTGAATAGAGCCACGAGTCCGTCCGGCTCTTTGGCGCCGGCCTCGCGGTACAGGAAGTGCCGGTAATCGAGAAGCTGGCCGGCAGCGCCTCGAACCGCCTCGGTCGCGTTCTCGTTTCGGACGACTTTCGCCTCGATCACCCACGATTCGGTTCCGCGTACAAGCACGAGGTCCTGTGGGTGGGGCGAGTGGACTTCGAACCCGACTCGCTCTGCCCATGCGGCGTAGCTGTTCACTAGGGCTTCATGCCTTCGGCTCTTGGCGAGCTGGCGCCCCTGGAGGTGTTGTAGGTACTCACCAGAGTCCTTCGGTTTGAAGCCGCGGAGCGGCGCGTCGCTTCCCGCGGTCCGACGCAGCGCGCTGGGGAGGACGAACGTCCCTGGCGCCTCCTGGAGGAGGCTACGCTTTAGCGTGACCGCATCCCCATAGAGCTTGATGAAGCGCTGCAAGTCCGTCTTGAGCTCCTCTTCCCCGGGCAGCCGGTCGACGCGGTAAGTACGGGCAACGATGTTGCCCACCTCGTAGAAGCGAGGGTTCGCGGCGCGGCTCCCGAGTGAAATCTCAGTCTCGAGATCAGCGATCTTGTCTTCCGGGAGGGCACCCCGAAGACGGCGAGCTTCGCTAGCGAGCTGCTCCCTCGTCCCCGCGTCTTTGAGCTTCGCTCGGAGCTGAGTGCAGCCCTGGTTCAGCGAGAGCGAGACGGTTTCGAGGTCCGCCCTGAAGAGGTAGACAACGTAGATGCCGAACGTCGGGGAGTCGGTCTCATCTGGATCGAGAAACGCGAGCCACGGGACAATCGGCGCGTTGGCGGCGCCGATGCTGCCCCGAACGATGAAGCCGCCAGGCGTGTGCTCCTCGAGCAGCTGGTCGGCTTGTTTGAGCATGGAGATAGTTGGACTGCCAACCCCCTCTGTGCGGTCGTAGTTTGCTGCGACGGCGCGGATGAACTCTCCAAGCTCCACGTGGGCTCCTTAGCTAGTGGGGTGCCTTTCTTGACGAGCCTCGGTACTCGTCCGCCGGATATCGTCGCCCGTTCGCAATGAGCTTCGAGTCCACCGCCGCCGCGAGGTCAATCTCGAGGTCGTGCGCGAGCATGATCACGAAGGTGGCGACGTCGGCAAGCTCGTCGCGGATCGACTGCAAACGTTCGCTGTCGTTCCGCGTCACCTCCGCCCGCTCCGCGGGCTCCCAGAGGAACAGTTCCTGAAGTTCGGCGGCCTCGATCGCCAAGCCCGCTGCCAGCTCCTTCGGAAGGTGGAACTGGCCCCAGTCCCGTTCCTCGCGGAAAGCGATTACGGCTTCGACCGAGCTAGAGAGATCCCATCCGCTACCCAT